AGAAATCGCGCGCGCGCGCACATGTGGGATTTCCTATATTGGATCTGTTGCTACAAGCGACCGCGAAGCGAGCCTTCGTCACCTACGTCACAAACTGAGTCACCGACGGCAAACGTCACGGTGTATCTTTGTGAAGTTCAATGAGCAACAGAATCAAACGTCAGAGAACGGGACGCACGACAATGCGTGCGTCACTATATTCCGCGAACCTCCGATCAGCCTCATCCTCTCGGAGGGGGGGCGGATTGCGGGGGAGCCGACGTCCGACTCGCCGAATGCGCCCATTTAAAAAGCGATCACAAGGAGCAAGAAAGAAGGCACATTATTTCAAAGAATTGAGAAAGGTGCCTTCTGTCTACCCCGTTAAATTCAAGAGAAATAACGTCGTTATTAGTGGATTGTTGCCATCCCCATATGGCACCCAAGGAATTAGTGGCGGCCTTTTCGAAATAACAACAGGGACGTCAGACAGCCAGAGATTGGGTGCCACAATCAAAATTAGAGGATTCCGCATGCGATTAAACATGCAATCCAATACCACCGGAATCACATTTGTTAGATTAGCCCTAGTGGCGAAAAAACAAACTAATTCCACACTCGAAGATACAAACACCAGTACATTGTTGAAGTCAGATGACCCAGCCAATCCATTCAAGTCATTCTCAGCCTCTAATGATGGCCGATATAACATTGGCGCCAAATACAACAATGATGGTTACCATATCTTCTGGACAAAAACCATCAAGCTGGGACCGGCCGCCGAAGGCGGTGGAATCAGTACCGATCTCCCCGGCTACTGCTATATCGATCGCTACTTCAAATGGAATAAGTATGTCACATATGACCCTGACGTCGATGGATCACAGAACAAAGTACCCAGCTCGACTATACCATTCCTTGTTGGTTGTGTAGACAACCCGATAAGGACGACTGGTGATGCCGCCATTACAACAGTACCCAGTTATTGCGGCGACTTCATAGTCTATTTCTCAGATGCTGCAAACCAGAAATAGAAAGATTCCCTCATGCTGCCGCAATCGTCCTTTATTTTACTTATAATTTATTGGGTTTAAGTGATTAAGTGATTAGTAGGGACCAGCATAGTTACGGATAAAAGAATCAATTTCATCGTCTGTTGTTTCATCTAGGGGATTGAAACCGGGAGCCAACGGAGTCCCGATAGGTGCCTGAGGGGGCCTTGGCACCGCATTAAATGGATTGTAGATATGATCTCCAAAGTAGATCACTACAAACCGACGACGAATGGCAGCACACATTTCCTTATCATCACCCCAAAGCTGTTCGATAGAGTAGTTGGAGGTGACAATGAATTTAGTATGCTGGAGGGGGACACTAGCACCTTTGACTTCGCCAGTGCATGCATAACGGTCAGACCAGATTTTGAGATGGTGTCCCAAGCAGATACCACCTTTATCAAGATCGTCAAGAATCACAGACGTCTGTCCATCATATCCATCCCACCATTTGTTTTGAGATTTGATGTAAGCATCCTCGTTGTTGTCACGGGCAAAACGAGACTTGCCGGTTCCAGGTGGACCCCAGTACCAGAAACCACGGGTGTCGGTGTGGTTGACAGCCTTGAAAGTGGTATGACGGAGGGAGATCAAACCCCGAGAGAATTTGACATAGGCAGTTGGATGCTCCGAAGCGACAGTAGCCATTGGCTCTCCCGCCAAAACCAATTTACAGACCTCTTCAAGATCATTCCGCTTACCTTGAAGGGGACGGACGCCAACTTCCTCATAATCGCCATCTTTCATGCAGTAGTCGATGGCATGTTGGAGGGAACGTACCACCTCCAGGTGGGCCCGAGGTAGGCGAAGACGGCAGGCAGCAAATCCGATGGGATACCGCCATTTGACAAAGCCCTGGAGATGAGGAGTTCCATTCTCGCCGACCTCTCGTCCGATGACAAGATACGAAACCCCGGCGAGACCGAGGATAGCACTACGTTCCTCCTCACTGTAGTTGTTGAGGGTGAAGCACCAAGATCGGTGTCGACCAGACTCATCAGATCGAAGCTCCTCTTCGTTCGTGGCAACATGCTCGACGGCGGCAGCAAGGATGTTCATATTGCACCGATTTGGATTTTATGAGCACAGAAGTGAGAGACGAAAAAATGAAGAGCACAGAAGTGGACGGTAATACTAGCCGTCCACTCCTGTGCATACCAATTCCTACGTATGTAGAATGGTCAAAACCCGAGCTCGACGCGCGAAACCCGAGCGCGTACGCACGCGTCACTCAATTTCATTTTTAGGATCGTCTCATAATTAAGAAATCGCGCGCGCGCGCACATGTGGGATTTCCTATATTGGATCTGTTGCTACAAGCGACCGCGAAGCGAGCCTTCGTCACCTACGTCACAAACTGAGTCACCGACGGCAAACGTCACGG